CTGCCGCGCCCGGTTCGCCGGTAAATGTGGCGGGCCCGGAGGCGCTGTTGGCCGCTTTTTTGCTTAAACCACGTAAACGGGCATGCAGATAGAGAAATTCGGAATCAGCTGTATCCGGGAATATCTGACGGACTATCCATCCCTGATGCTGATAAAGCCCCTCGGCAACGCTGGCCACACTTGACGCCCGGACATACCAGTCGCTGTCTGGCCCCAGCTTGTCATCTGACAACTGCAGGAGATTTTTGATATCCCGCAGAATGTCGGTGCGAATTTGCGCGGCATTTTTGGTAATGAATGGCATCAGCTGACCTTAACCGGAAATTTCCAGGTCTGCGGCGTTCCGCTCGCGGACGTGACGATGATATGAAGCAGCATCCAGCCTTTTTGCCAGTGCTCTGCAGTTACGGAAATGGACTTAGCGCGACCGTCATCAATAATCGGCTTCAGGGCCTGCTGCGAATACTGCACCGCGAGTTTCTGAACGCGGGAAACATCCTTTTCGCGGCGAAGAGTATGTAAAAGAGAGCCCAGAGCTGGATCAGCCCACCATGAGCCAAGGGGCGTCATCAGTCTTAAATAGACGGCATTCGCTAAAGTGTCCGAGCTGTCGCCGGTATAATCGCCGGTCGTTGGGTCAATCAACATTTCCATGCCGTAATACTATCGGCATGGAAATTTAAATTATCGGTGAAGGGGTTCAGTGGGTATTGCTTTTGAAGGAGAACTTACGTTACCACAAATTACATTGGCTGATTAGGTTTCTGCGTTGTGCCTGCATCGCCGCCGTGGTTGTGGTCGTGACCGTCATAAGTCTCGCGCATGGTGTTCAGCGTAGATTTACCGTCAGCAACTTCATTACTGCCTTTCAGCAATGGCGTATCAAAATCTGCCCGCTCTGAGGCTGTGGTTTTATACGTTTTTGTATTAACAATATGCTCTTCGGTATTCACGGTGTGTTTTTTAGTATTAACAATATATTCATCACAATTCACTTCAATAATTTTCCCGCGTTTCAGGATAATGCTGCTGCCTTCATCAGAATAAATGGCAAGCTCGCCACTTTTCAGGCTCTTTAACCTGTATGAAGCGTGTTCTGTGGCAATCACCACGCTATGACTGGTGCGCCCGTTCAGCGGGAGCATAATGGCTTTAGTACCCCTCGGCGGGTTGGATGTAAAACCGTACTGCTGGAACATCTCCACATCCTGCAGGGACTCCGTAGCCAGACCTTTACCCTGAATGGTCTGAATATCTCCGCCGCTGTTAACCCTTATTAAAACGCCCCTGAAGGCCTGTCTTATACGGTTTAACGCCGTGTTAATACGAGAATCAATTTTGTTCCACATCGATAATCTCCAGCTCTTTATTTACTTTGGCGCGGCGTTTACGTGATTTGCGTTTTTTCGGATAAGCATCCGGTATCCATATTCCATCCTCTTTGAGACGCAGGGTGGTAATGGTGTTGTCTGGACGTCCACCTGAAAACTCTCTTCCCATGAGGAAGTAAATGTCATCAATGCCATGTGGCTCGCTTCGGACACGTATACGCTGGCCCGGTTGCCATAACTGACCGTTCTCTATGCGATGGCCTTTAACAATGGCCGTCAGATCAAACCCGCTCAGACGGGCGTCAGCCATGGCCTTTCTTGCGCGATAATCAACCTGCGCCTGGTTATCAGCATCACCGGCAACCATAATCTGCGGACGATAGAAAGGTACGGTACTGTCGCGAACGGTACTGCGTAAGCCATGAAAGCCATTCTCTGCAGAGCCGGTGCTGTCATAAATATCATCGGCATCATCGGCATCATCGTCGTCTTCTGCGTCAGCGCTCTGGCCATCAACGTCAATTACATCGAGCTTCCCGGATTTTTTACCCTGGCCGTGTCCCTGTGCCAGCATTGTCAGTTCAGAGAACGCCCCGGTAATGGATGACCGGTCACTGAGATCGAGGACATTATTTCCCCGACCGTCACGATTAAGAATCAGCGTGGCCACCGGGTCTTTTGTGTAGTCCGGGCCACCAATAACCAGCGTGCCATCTGGCTCAAACCATGGCCATAACCCGCGTGCAGCAGCTGCTCGCTCAAGTGTATCCCACGCACGCTCTCCGGGTTCAACGCTGACCTTGTCATTACGCAGGGATGACTCAGCCTCAATGCGGATGTTCGTTACCCCCAGCGGCCTGACGACCTGGGCAATCACTTCTTCAAGACTGAGCTGGCGGGAGGTGAAAACTGGTGAAGCGCAGTCAACAAGCACGGCAGCGCCATCGCGGCCGGAAAGCGATAAAGAGACCTGCTGACGGGATACGCGGCGCTGAACCACATCCACCCTGCCGGACATCACCACATCATTACCCACCCTGACCAGTACCGGCACACCTCGTTTAATGGCCGCAGGGAAAATACCGTCAGGCAGCCCAAGCGTTACGCTCCATGCATCGGAGGGGATCAGAAAATCGGAGTCAATCTGATAGCGGCTCCATGCACTATGGATTTTGCCATCAATAACCAGGCTCACTATATTCTGCGAATCTTTATCTTGAGTAGGCATTAAGAACGTCACCGGCTTTGATGTTGTTAGGATTACGTAGTGTCGGATTGAGACGCAGCAACTCGGCGGCGCGGGTGTAGTCCTCGTACCACAGATGGGCCAGCAAATGCAGGTTGGTGTCGGACAATATCACTCGCGTCGTCAGTGGCGGTCTGCTGGTGATAACCGCTGCGCCCAGCTCCTGAACGGTCAGGGCAATATCCTTGAGGCTTTCAACCACGGGTTGCCATGTCACGCCACCTGGTGTTTCACCGGCGCTCACGTTTTGCGTATCGGCAGCAAAGGTGTCCCGCGTTAGGTCGATTGCCGCCTGAATGGCCGCCCTGGTGTCGTTGGTGACCTGCTCAATATCGACAGGAGACAGAATATCGCTGATGCTGCTGTCACTGAGTATGTCTGAAGCATCAAGCGCCAGCTGGATTGCAACCTGGATTTTTACCGCCGTTACCAGCTCAGTGATATCAGACGTTGATGATCCCGCCGGAACGGTGACAGCAACAGTCTTTTGCCCCGTTACTATCTGCTGAGGTAATGCGGCCACATCCTGCAGATTGTTACGGCCATTCTTCCAGTCGGCCATCACGATGCCCGCTGTACCGGAAACGTCTGAGGACTGTGAATAGCTTCCTGGGTTATTACTGACACTTGATTTGGACTGAAGCGACGTCAGGCTCAGCGCACTCTGCAGGTCATTCATGAACGCTTTCGGATAATTAACAAAATCCGAGGTGGAACTGACAAATCCTGTCAGTTCCCCCTTAAGTACGGTCACCATATTCAGCGTCGTGGTTGCCAGCGATTTCGCTTTCTTCATCCACTTTTTCGCTGTACGCAGAGGCGAGAGAATATTGTCGATGGCCGTCTGGGCTTTCTCCAGAGCGGATTGCGCCTGGTTGAAAATGATATCGGCTTTCGACAGCGGGAAGTCGCTGCCAAAGAAAGGCAGATTAAGTCCCCCCTGGATAAAGACCACCTCGACAACGCAGTAATCAACGTTCTCCGCTTCATGCGATGCCTGATACTCAATGCACTGCATGCCCGTCATGGAGCCGAAAACCGGGTGGATTAACTCCGCGCTGCCGCGTGTATCCAGCGCCGCCAGAAACGCCTGCAGTCGCACATCGTAATCGTCGCCCCAGAAAAGGACCGTCATTCGCAGGTTACGAGGCTTGCGGCCAAGGTCATCAACATCGCCGCCGTCCACATAGGGATACTCATACGTCGCAATGTCGCGGCTGGCGCTGTCACGGGTATTAACCACATCGAAGCGGACGCCCCTGAATGAGGCATCCTGTAATGAATCTTCCCAGCTCACTGCGGGCCTCCTGTTGAGCCGCGAACGGATTGTTCGCCGTTGTATTCATTGACCGCTGATGCAATTTCACGACCGTCCAGAATCAACTTTGTGGTGAGGTTAATGGGTTGTGATTTTTGTTGCTGCTGTGGCAGCATGAACGAAGGAATGGAATACCCACCTGCAGTCTGATAATTTTGCTGGCCGATTGCTGAAGGTGAACTCCACCAGGAACTGACTGCTTTCCCAACATCAACATCGAATAGCGGTTTTTTGTTTGCTTCCCGCTCTTTAGTCTTTTTAAAGAGATACTCACCAGTCCCCATACCACTTTTATCAGCGCTATCTCTGGCTTCGTCATAGGTCGAATTCAAGTCATAGGCTGCATATGCTGCTGCCAGAGGGCCACCAATACGGCCTCCATAGCGAAGAGCATTTTTGAATATCCCACCAAGACGAGAACCACCACCCACGGGTGGGATGCCGCCACCAGGATTACGACCAGGTAAATTAATTCCACCACCAGTCAGGAAGTTTAGTCCTGCAAAAGCTACCGCCGCCGCTGTCATGGCTTTAATACCGGTAGTGGCACCAGAAATAGCCGTGGTTAGCTCAGGATATTCTTTAGCGTAATCGGTGAGTTTTGACGTCAAATCACCGTATAAATCGGCAAGAGGTTTCATTGCATCCTGCTCGGAGAACATTTTCTCTGATTCAAATTGTTGCGATTTAAAATCATTGGTTGATGACATCACTTCAAAAGATGCAGCTCCAGCCCCGGACGAATTCTCAGTTCCTTTTATTTGATCTTTTATAAACTCACGCTTCATTATATTTGTTTTCAAAGCAGTACTAGCTTGCTGGTCAGCAATTATTTTTGACGTAATTGAAGAAACAACAATATCCAAAGCTGCGAGGATATCGCTTTCTTTATCCGTGCCTTTATATTTCTTTGCCTCGCTCCTTAGTTTTTGAACTCTTTTATCTGCTGATACAATCCCTGATACGGCATTCATAACGATATCTGGTGTGCTTAACCCATTTGTCTTTTGCTCAGCCAAATAGTCAATGTAACCAAGTGCCTTTCCACCTTTCCCTCTGAATTTATAATTCTTCAAAGTATTTTGAATGTCAGCACTCGTGATTTTATCAAGTAAATTATTGACGTTAGTGGATGCAGCACTGTTATCACCAGCTGTTTCTGCATTTGCCTGTAATAATGCTAATATCTTATCAAAATCACCAAGACCAGACATACCGATACTCTTAGCTTTGGTGAGCGTTAATGATAAAGATGACGCCATATCGGCAAGTTCATACTTGCCATTTTCCCCTGAACGAATCGACTTATCATAAACAGTAGGTAAGTCTTTCGGATCAATGTCAAAGTTTTTTATAGCGCTGATACCAATTTTAGCCAGGTCTTGTGGGTTAGCACCTGATGCTGAAGCATAACGAGTAATATCAGGCAATATTTTCATAGCAGTCTTTTCATCAAGACTACCTGCAAACAGAGCATTCAGCGTATCCTGTGCTGCTTCAGGCGTACCGCCACCGTAGCGCACCGCATTGCGGATAGCGTTATTGATAACGGGGATTTTTTTAATACGCTCAGGTCCAGACAGCTCGTTATATGCAGTGTTGGCTATTTCTGCATTACGTCGTTCGAAGGCCATCTGACGCTGAACCGGGTCTTTTATAATCATACCCGCAGCGGTTAACCCACCGGCTACTGCTGCCACGGTTGAACCTGCAGCACGGAATCGCTGCATGCGCGTCATTGAGTCATTGACGCCGCCAAGCTCAGTTCGCAGCGTTTTGACCCTGTCAGTCATGGCCCTGAAAGCCCGGTTCTGCTCATTTGCGGACAGCATACCAGTGCGGGTAAGGCGGTTATAGGCCGCCATGGTCTGCTGTATTTCACGCTGAATATCGCGCTCTGAACGAATACCAAGAGTAGATCGCGCCGAACTGGCGCGACGGTATTCGTCCTGAAGAGAACGGGAGGCGCGAATCGCTGTGGTTGAGTTCTGCTGGCGGGATTTCGCCAGCTCGTCATCGGTCTTTTGGGCCGATTTGGTATCACGGCTGATGCCCTGCAGCGCCTGCTTAAGCACTTTGGAGCCGGTGTCACGGGCAAGCAGCTGCAGCGCCAGTTGTAAGTTACGCGCCATGGATTATCTCCGTTTGCCGACTTTCTTCCGGCGTTGCGATTTGACAGTGCGGGTTGTGCGGGTGGTGGTTTGCCCGGTTTTCTTTCCATGTAACCGGGCAAGTGCTTCGGTATAGCCGTCGAGTTCCGTTCGGGTCATGCTTCCGATTTGTTGTTCACTGATACCGTATCGCCCGAGGGCGAGGACGAGGGTTCGGTACCCGGTGAGCTTTTGTTCAAATCCATCCGCTTTTTTTTAATGGCTTCAATCTGAGCATCGATGAGATCGAAATCATCATCATTCAGCTCGTTAAGGAGCAGCTCCGCCGTGATTTCTTCCTTCGGCAGGTCTCCGAGGGAAGTAATTGCACACGCCATCACCGCAACGCGGTAATACATGTTTGCGGCTGCGCCTTCGGTAGTGCCGCAGGCTTCATCGGTTGCCCGCAGCGCTTCAATGGTATCGTTCACCACAGGCAGCCTGACGGCAAAGTCAAAATGGACTTTCTCACCGTATTTAACGCCATATAAAAGCTGCTGCTTTTCCATTTATTCCTCCACCCTACGAAGCGCATTCATGGTGATATCGCGCTTCGCTTCGTTGTCGACGGTATACTGAGCCCCGGCCTGAGTGCTGAAGCAGTCCAGGTAAGAAACACGTTTACCGCTGCTGTTGAGTGGATACTGGGTGATTTTCGCACCTTCAATACCGCCCCAGTTCAGGTCGCCGGACTCAGGGATGACTACCGTAACGGTCAGCTGGATCTCTTCGATGCCACGGGAGAAGCCTTTGGCGCGACCCGTTTTGTTCATCGTCTTCACAAGCTTTCGCCCGGTGGTCACATCTTCCTTGAGGTCGGTCACTTCAATTTCCTGGCCGTCGACTTCCATGACGATCGCGCCAACATATTCTTCAAGAGCCATTCTGGTTTACTCCTCAGAGCAGCAAATCAATTCGACCGGCAAAGACGTGCAGGCCATTCACAACATCCGCAGGAATGCGACCGTTCAGCTGGTTAACATCCTGCAGATCGCGCTCTACAATAAGACCGTCTTTGTTGGCATCCACCTCCTCAACAATCTCCAGCTCCTCCAGCTTGTAAAGCACATCAAGCAGTTCGCTGCGCACCTTCGGCGGCGTCCTTGAGCTGAGCTTGTCGCGCGGGAATCGCAGAGCGATGCGTTCACGGCAGGCCTTGCGCACGTAGTCCAGCGTCCGGATAGTGGTGATATCCAGCAGCGCCACATCATCCACGCCCTGGGCGTTTTTGGTGTAGGTGCTGATAGCGCGAACGATCTGCACTTTGTCACCGGGGCCAATCTCAAACGGCGTAAGACCATTACGCAGGGCGTTCTCCTGCTCGGTTCGCCCTGGCTGACTCTCTACTGCAGTCACGTCCAGCGTGCTCATCGCAAGGGTGTTCAGCGGGCGGGCCGGGTCCTCTTCACTGGCGATAACAGCAGCATAGGCAGCGGCAATCTGCGCCGGGGTTTTTACCGAACCGCTATGCCAGCCCAGCGTGATACGCCCGTCATTCAGTGAGGCTG